TTCATCAGGTGGCAAACCTGGGCAATGGTCTGCCAGAAAAGCGCAGATGGTTGCAAAACAATACAAAGCAAAAGGTGGGGGGTACAAGACGTGAAAGTAAACGCACCGAAAGGATACCACTGGATGAAACAGCCTGATGGTGGATATAAGCTAATGAAACATACAGGTAAGTTTGTCCCTCACAAAGGAGCAAGCTTGTCTGCTAACTTTGCAATACAAAAGGTTCACAATGAGTCTAAAAAGCCCACAAAAAAGTCTTAAGTCTTGGACTAAACAAAAGTGGAGAACTAAAAGTGGTAAGCCTAGTGCTAAGACTGGTGAACGTTATCTCCCTGATAAGGCTATTAAGTCTCTTAGCAGCAGTGAGTATGCCGCTACAACCAGAGCTAAACGAAAAGGCACGAAGGCAGGTAAACAGTTTGTAAAACAACCTAAAAAGATTGCAGACAAGGTTAAATCATATAGAGCAGTAGCAGAAGGAGGCGTTATGAAAAAACCAATGAATGAAGGAATGAAAGCACTTAAGAAAGAAGCACCAGATGTAGCCAAGAAGATGGGCTACAACTACGGTGGTATGACTAAGAAAAAGTCAGGCTACATGGGTGGTGGAATGGGTAAAATGAATGACATGCGTAAAACAGGAATGTTTTATGGTGGTATGACTAAAAAGAAAAAGGCTTAAAATGAAACTAGATGGTGATAAAGTAGTTGATCAATACGGTGCTGTTCTTGCGGAATATATTCGTGGGGAATGGCACACTAAAGATCCTGCCGTATTGGATTTTGTAAAAGATACAAAAGAAGTAAAAGTACGTGCTCGTAATGACAAGGGTCAACTTGTTGGGGATGATCCTTCTACTCCTGATGTAAACGAAGCTTGGACTACTAAGGTAGTTAAGAAAGTAAAAGGTAAATAGTGACTATACTAGCAGATGCTAAATTCTTTTCAGCGGCTAAAGACCTCACTGCAACTGCAGGTGGGGCAAGTGGTAATGTTATCTATACTTGCCCTAATAACTATACAAGCCTTATTAAATTCCTGCATGTATCTATTGGAGCTAACTCTACTAAAAAGTATAGCCTTCAATGGTATGAAGCTTCTACTACAACTTATCATTTTATTGTGGATGATCACAGTCTTGCAGGTAACAGTCTTGAAGAGGTAGTACAAGGTGGTAGTTACCTTGCACTATCTCCTGGAGATAAAATTGTAGGTTTTGAGGAATCAGGTGCAGATGCTCATATTATACTATCGGGTGAGGAGCATTACCAACCGACATAACGGGATTGCATTTTTGTCTGTAGTAAGTCACTGTAAAATATAGTATAACTACTCCTGTCCAGATAGGGCTAACACAGGAGTAGAAAATGTTTAGAAAATTACTTAATAGAATAATAGAGGCAAGAACAGAGTCAGCTAGACGTAAGATTGCACGTATGCAACTTTATAGTATGACTGACAGAGAGCTACGAGACTTAGGTATTGGTAGATATGATATAGAAAGAGTTATACTTACAGGTAAAGCTCTTTGAAGAACGCAATAAGTTCTTTAATGATACTAGGAGTACTTTGGGAGGAGGCTCGTGGACCCAGTTACAATAATCGGTGGAGCTACCGTAGCGTTCAATGCGTTGAAGAAAGGCTTTCAGGTAGGTAAAGACCTACAAGATATGTCAGGACAGTTGACTCAATGGGCAGGTTGCATGAGTGATCTGTCCTACGCTGAACAGAAAAACAAAAACCCTCCTTGGTGGAAAGCACTCAATGGTGGGTCTGTTGAAGCAGAAGCTCTAGAGATATTCACAGCTAAAAGAAAAGCTGAAGCAATGAGAAAAGAGCTAAAAGACTGGATTAGTTTTAGTATGGGGCCATCTGCTTGGGATGAACTTGTAGCGACTGAAGGTAAAATACGTAAACAAAAGAAAGAACAAGAGTACCGTAAAGCAGAGATACAAGAAGCAATAATTACTTGGGGTATCTCAGGTGTTCTTCTTTTAGCAGGTGCAGGTACTTTAGGTTTTATAATTTATATGGTGGCATAATGGCAAGAAACTTAACAGAAAAACAACAGAAGTTCTTAGACGTACTGTTTGAAGAAGCTGGAGGTAATCTAGTTAAAGCTAGAAAACTTGCAGGTTATGCAGATGGGGTAGCTACAAAAGCTATTGCAGAGTCTTTAGCAGAAGAGATTGCAGACCTTACAAAGAAGTTTATTTCTTCGTCAGCTGTAAAAGCTGCATACTCAATGTTTGAGGTTATGAACAATCCTACAGACTTAGGTAATAAAGAAAAGATGGCAGCTGCTAAAGATGTTTTAGATCGTAGTGGTTTTATTAAGACAGAAAAAGTAGAAGTATCTGCAGCTAATCCACTATTTATATTACCACAGAAAGCTAATGAAGACGAATAGAACTTGGAAGTTACCCAAACCTGTAGAGGTAGATGGTGAATATGAGTGGCAACCCGTTGTAAGAGTTGGTAGACATGTACCATTTGGGTATAGACAAGACCCTGATGACTGTGATATACTACTACCAATTCCAGAAGAACTAGAGTTGTTTGAAAAAGCTAAGAAGTTTATAAAGCAATACAGTTACCGAGAAGTAGCAGCTTGGCTCAGTACTCAATCTGGAAAATACATTTCACATGTAGGATTATACAAGAGAGTAAAAATTGAGCAACAACGTAAGAACGAAGCTTCAACTCAACGTTACCTCGCCCAAAGGTACAAAGAAGCGTTACAAAAAGCGGAAAAGCTTGAAACCCAAAGACTCGGTTACAGAGAAAGAGTTAGTTCCAGCCCAACCTAAGCCTGAAGAAATAGACTTCGAAAAAGCTAGAGAAGTTATCTTTGAGCCTAACCCTGGACCTCAGACTAGTTTTTTAGCGGCAACAGAACAAGAAGTTCTTTATGGAGGAGCAGCAGGTGGTGGTAAGTCTTATGCGATGGTTGCAGACCCAGTGCGGTACTTGGGGAATCCAAATGCACGAATGCTACTTGTTCGTAGGAGCACAGAAGAGCTTAGAGAGCTTATATCAGTAAGTAAACAACTTTATCCCAAAGCTATACCTGGAATAAAGTTTATGGAAAGAGATAAAACTTGGGTAGCTCCATCAGGTGCTACATTGTGGATGTCCTACCTCGACAGAGAGGATGACGTTATGAGATACCAAGGTCAAGCCTTTAACTGGATTGGCTTTGACGAACTTACACAATGGCCTACACCTTATGCATGGAATTATATGAGATCACGTCTCCGTACAACAAGGGCTTCCGGTTTGCCACTGTATATGAGAGCGACTAGCAACCCTGGAGGTCCAGGCCATCAGTGGGTAAAAAGAACGTTTATTGACCCTCAAGTGCCTAATAACTCGTTCCATGCTACTGATGAAAATGGGGAAGTGATACAGTGGCCTAAAGGTCACAGTCGAGAGGGTGAGCCTCTGTTCAAACGTAAGTTTATTCCTGCCACCCTTTTCGACAACCCTTATTTATCAGATGATGGTTTATACGAAGCCAATCTTCTGTCGTTACCTGAACATCAACGTAGACAACTACTCGAAGGTGATTGGGATATAAACGAAGGTGCAGCTTTTCCTGAGTTTAATAGAAACATACACGTAGTAGAGCCTTACGAGATACCTTCTAACTGGGTTCACTTTAGAGCTTGTGATTATGGTTACGGTTCATACACTGGCATTCTTTGGTTTACTATGGTTCCTGGATCTGAACAGCTAGTAGTATACAGAGAACTCTACGTATCAAAGGTCACAGCTACTGACCTAGCTGACATGGTACTAGAAATAGAAAATGAGTCAGGAGAAAACATACGTTACGGAGTTCTTGACTCATCTCTTTGGCACAAACGTGGAGATACTGGCCCAAGCCTAGCAGAACAAATGATCTTAAAAGGTTGTCGTTGGAGACCCTCAGATAGATCAAAAGGTTCTCGTGTAGCAGGTAAAAATGAATTACATAGACGATTGCAAGTAGATGAATTTACGGAGGAACCTAGACTTGTGTTTTTTTCTAGTTGCACTAACCTTATATCTCAGTTACCCTCTATTCCGTTAGATAAGAAAAATCCAGAGGATGTAGATACACACGCAGAAGACCACTTGTATGATGCCTTAAGGTATGGTATAATGACTAGACCAAGAAGTAATATATTTGATTTTGATCCTGCAGCACAACGTACAGGTTTTCAAGCATCAGATCCAACATTTGGATACTAAGGAAATAAAATGGCAGAAGAAGATTTTGAAGAAATGATTATGGACATGGAAGAGACATCAGCTATAGAAGATGTTGCTGAAGAAGATTATTCAGATCCACTTACAGGTCAGATTATCCAGTTTGTTAAAAATAAATACAGTAAAGCTGAAACAGCTAGACAACTAGATGAAGAACGTTGGATTCAAGCTTACAGAAACTACCGTGGTTTATATGGACCTGATGTACAGTTTACTTCTACGGAAAAATCTAGGGTATTTGTTAAAGTAACTAAAACAAAAGTTCTTGCAGCATATGGTCAAATAGCAGAAGTTTTATTTGGCGGTAATAAATTTCCAGTAACTATTGACCCTACTACTCTTCCAGAGGGAGTTCCTGAGACTGTAAATTTTGAATCTAACGATGAATTGATGAAAGCAAAAGAAACACCAGACTTAGAGCCTGGAGAAACTTTTCCAGACTTTTTAGACAGATTAGGTGGTTTAGAAGATGAACTGGAGCCTGTAGCAGAAAAACTAGAGGAAGGGCCAGGATCAACTCCAAGTGCTATTCAACTCCATCCTGCAGAAATTGCAGCTAAAAAGATGGAAAAGAAAATACATGATCAGTTAGAAGAATCTCATGCAAAGAAACATTTACGTGCTGCTGCTTTTGAGTCAGCACTTTTTGGTACAGGGGTTATGAAAGGCCCGTTTGCTATAGATAAAGAATACCCAAACTGGGATGATGAGGGCAACTACTCTCCTATGTTTAAAACAGTTCCACAAACTACGTCTGTATCTATCTGGAACTTTTACCCAGACCCCGATGCAGCTACTATGGAAGAAGCAGAGTACGTTGTAGAACGCCACAAGATGTCACGTTCTCAAGTACGTGGTTTAAAGAATCGTCCTTATTTTCGTGAGAATGCTGTAGACAATGCTTTACGACTTGGTGAAAGCTACCGCAAACAGTGGTGGGAACACATCATGGAAGATAACTCAGAAGAAGATAGAGCTGATCGTTTTGAGGTTCTAGAGTTCTGGGGTTTTGTGGATAGAGAAATAATAGAAGATCAAGGGGTAGACATACCCTCTGAATTAGAAGATGCGGATCAGCTAAGTGTAAATATCTGGATTTGTAATGGGCAAGTGTTACGTCTTGTAATGAACCCATTTACTCCAGCTTATATTCCTTACTTTGCAGCTCCTTATGAGATGAATCCATACAGTATTTTTGGTGTAGGTATTGCTGAAAACATGGATGACACTCAAACACTAATGAACGGCTTTATGCGAATGGCAGTAGATAATGCAGCTTTGTCTGGTAATCTACTGATTGAGGTAGACGAGACTAATCTCGTCCCAGGGCAAGACCTCTCCGTGTATCCAGGAAAAGTGTTTAGGAGACAGGGAGGGGCGCCTGGTCAAGCCATCTTTGGAACTAAGTTTCCTAACGTAAGTAATGAGAACATGCAGATGTTCGATAAAGCAAGGGTATTATCAGATGAATCAACTGGCTTTCCTTCTTTTGCTCATGGTCAAACAGGCATACAAGGAGTGGGTCGTACTGCTTCTGGTATTTCTATGCTTATGTCTGCTGCCAACGGTAGCATACGTAATGTTGTTAAGAATATAGATGACTATTTACTAGCTCCTTTAGGTAAAGCTTTCTTTAATTTTAATATGCAGTTTGACTTTGATACAGAAATTAAAGGTGATCTGGAGGTAAAAGCCCGTGGTACAGAAAGTCTTATGGCTAATGAAGTACGTAGCCAACGCCTTATGCAATTTATGCAGGTTGTATCAAACCCTGCGCTTGCTCCATTTGCACGTATGGATTACATTGTACGTGAAATTGCTAAGTCAATGGATCTTGATCCAGATAAAGTTGGCAACAATATGGCAGAAGCTGCGGTTCAAGCTGAAATACTGAAAAAATTCCAAGCTGAGAACCCACCACCTGCTCCACCACCAGGTGCTCCAGGTCAAGGAGGTCCACAGGGCGCTCCTGCAGGGGTACAGGTGCAGGATACCCAAGGTAGTGGGGGTGGCACTATAGGAACTGGAACAGCCCCTCAGCCAGGAGAACAGGGCTTCTCAGGTAATACTGGCCCACAACAGGTACAATGAAACTAGTCGTGAATAATACTTTAAAACCTTTTGTCAACAATCCAGAGTTGTATAATCCATTTATGGAAGAGATAACTAAACGGATAGAAAAGACACACAGACGACTTGAGCAGATCAGTGAAGTAGAAGAACTGTATCGTGCTCAAGGTGAAATACGTACACTTAGATCAATGCTAAGACTGAGGGATGACATTAATGGAAGCTCTTAAAGAATCTTTACGTCCAAGACCTAGACCTAGAATACAGACAGGTAAAAAGACCCTACGTAATAGGGTTGTTTGGTCAGACGAGACTTCTGAAGATCCTTACTCCGAGATAACTTATACAGTTCCTTGGGGAGAAGGTTATGCTGTTATTCCCACAGTAGATGCAAACGGTAATAAACTATCTGTTCCAGATGCCTTAGAAAAAACTTTGGATAAAAAATTATTAACATCTTCAAGAAATCCATTAGATTTTGTAACTGGTGAAGAACTTCCTGTATTTTCAACTGAAGAAGAGGCTAACCGTTACGCACAGTGGAGATCAGACACTATGTTTGATGCTGAAGCTATAGCTAAAGGTTTTGAAATAGCACCTACTCAAATTTTTCCTGATGCTCCTCCACCTGAAGTAGACAACCGAAGTATTACTAATAAGGTTATAAATAAGCTAAATAGATTCTTAGCTTACACTGGTGTAAAATCTTACAAGGGTGAGATAGAAGGTTTTGATGAGGGTGCTTTAGTAGAACAAAGACCTATGTCGTTTAGTGGAGTAGCTGCACCTGATACTAAAGGTTTAAGTTATTCTGAGATTATATTAGACAGTATAATAGGTTTAGAAAATAACTACGAAACTGGTGTAGAAGGTATTGTCAAACAGTTTAATCAAGATAGAATGGGGTTTTTAAAGACATTAGGTAAAACTATTTATGATGAGACTGTAGATTTTATATCTTCACCAGTAGATATGCAAGGGCTTGAAAAAGTCAATCCAATGGTTGCACCAGAACTAAAGGTTGCAGAGTTTGGCGTAAATATAGCTAATGAACTAAAACAAGCAGTTGAAAGATTATCTTCTCAAGATCTTAATACTAGACTTCAAAGTATGTTTGGGGTTGATTATAATAATGCCACTGATGATCAGGTATCTAAGGCTAGGGAGTCTGTTCTTGGTGATGGTTTAATTGTTGCTGAAGTTATACCTGCTGTAAGAGCAGCTAGTAAAGCTGTTCCTGGAGAAGTTAAAGCAGACCTTATGGGTCAAACAAGAGCTTTACTTGAGGGTGACATTGTAGAGTTTAGTCAAACTTCATCCCAACCACCAAAAGGCGTAGGTGCAAATGTTCCTGGTATGTTCCCCAAAAGATCTGATGATGGAATAACATCATATTTAGAAGAAGAAGCACTAGATCCCGATTTTAGTCTTATAGATATGGATCAAAAATATGGGCAGTATCTACCATCTGGTGAAGCATTTGTAAATACCATGAGGGATGATAAGCTAAACTTACGTAGTCTTTCCGTAGACCCTTACATACCTTTACTTATTGATACACTTGACGGTGTTGATTCTGATGAATATACAATAAGTGAAGCTTTCGATACTATAACAAAAGATTTAAAAGACGTTGCAAAACAAAGATCATCATATTACGTACCATTTTTAAATGATAAAGATATAAAATTAGAAGACGTACCTAGCATTACTGATCAACAAGTAAATCAGTTCAATGAGCATGGTTATTATAATTTTAATCGTCTTACAATCGATTTAGGGTTTGGCCCTAAGTTTAAAGAAATAGGTGAAGTTACATTACCAGATGTTGTTACTACAGATTATTTTGAACAAGTACAAGCTGACCTTCTTTTTAGTATAGAAAAGAAAATTAAAAAAGAAATACCAGAGTTACCGTTTAATAAATTAGCACGTTTAGTTGGGCTGTCAAATTCAGATGAGTTACTTTCTGATATAACAAAAGATCAACTTGCAACTATGAATACTTATAGTGAAGCTAGCACAAAAAGAGATTTTCTTGATAAACAATTAACTGAATTTATAATTGAATCAGGTCTTTTAGATGGACATTATATATCTGACCCTAGAAAGTACAGAAGGGTTACAAAAAATCCTATTAACGACTCAGAAAATTTTTTTGATTTAGATGCTGATGCAGCTTTTTTTGCCGATCTTACACCTAGAACTACCCGAGTTGATGCTAACACAGGTAGAACTATCTCTGAAACAGACCCAGGAAAAATTATAGATGGGCAAAGAAAATATAAATTTGAAGCAGTGTTTGGAGCAGTTACAACGGAAAACCCTCTTCCTTTGTTTAATGTTACTAATAACGAATCTTTTTTAATTAATGGTATAAAAGAATCTCTAAAAGATTATTTAAGAAAATTAGACCTCAATCAAAAAACACCTCAAGGAGATACTTTAGGTGAAGTTTCAAAAGTTTATACTGAAGATCTTATAGCTACTGAAGCAAGAAGAGAATTAATATCTGGGCCAAACACATCTACAGTTAAAGATTTAGAAAATATAGGTAAAATAGTTCTTTTAGAGTTAGGGCAGTCAGCTAATAAAGCTGTTCCTGGTGCTAGAGTACTTGAAGCTTTAGAAAATGATCCACGAATTAAAAATGCAAATATACCCCCTTATTTTAAAAGTTCTCAATTTAAGGGTAGGATGGTTACTCCTTTAGAGTATGAAGAATTAGCAGACGAATATTATAAAAAAAGTCCTGCAGTTACTTATCCTGAAGAAGTGTCGAATAATTATGATGATTTTCAAAGACAAGATTTTAATCAAAATCCTAACAGTGGTAGGTTTGTAGGCGGAAATGTTGTAGAAACTTATCAAAGAGAAATAATTGCTGAAGCAAGTCCAGAGAACAGAGTTCCAGCATTTACTGTAAGAAATCAACAGCATTACGATGATAGAGGATTAGCTCATACACGTTACACTGAAATAGAGCCTATAGACGTAACTGATGAATCTGCTATTAGAGAGACTTACCCTGAATTAGAACTTAGAGACTTAGATACAGATCTTGCAAAAGGCTTAGAAGATTTTGAATCTATAATTAACTATGAAAATTACTTTCTTGTAGATGAATTACAATCTGATCTTATATCTAGAGGTTATAATGTTTACAAACGAATACCTTTTACTAAAGAAGTAGTTAGGAATGCTATAGACTCAAAATCTAGTAAAAGTATTATAGACGAGGCTATGTCAGGTTTTGATATTGATGCTTACAAAGATGAAATTTTTGAAAAACTCCCTGAGTTAGTAGACCTTTATCATAATACCGTAGATAAAGATGATTTAAGTAAGGTATTAGAGTTACAAGATAATATTTTAAACAGCATATTAAAAAAAGAAAAAAAATCTTTTGACAATTTGCCTTTTGAAAAACAAAAAGATAAAATTATAGAGAGTAATAAATCTCTCGGAGAAATAAAAAGTCTTGTAAATAAAAATATCAGAGATTTAAATACACCTGAAGATGACTATTTTAAAAAGCAAAAGAAAGAATACTTCGCACAATTTCAAGCTAATTTTCGTAATTTTTTGAATCAAACAGAACGTGCATCTCACTATGATAAAAACTACACTGATAATAATGTTGGATTATCTGGAGTGGTTAGACAAGCTACTATAAATCGAAAATCTAGGGAGAACCCAGATTCTTATAAAAAACCTCCTATAACTACTACTGAAGAAGCTGTACAACAAATAATACAAAGACTTATTTTTGATGCTAATAAACGTGGCGTAAATAAGATTGTTATACCAAATTTTGATAGGATAGCAGCTGCAGATAGATACTCAGGGAAAAAACTTTTTCATGCTTTACAAAACAAAAGTTATGATTCTGACACAGGTGAAATAAAAGATGGACAAGCTCTTTATAGAACATACGTTTCATCTTTAGAAAAAGTTTTACCTAAATTTGAAGAAGCTTATGGTATAACAATACACAGAGATGTGACATTACCTTATCTAAAAGATGGCATAGGAAATTTTAGTGAACGTGGTGGCGATCCTATTAGATTTAGTGATAAGGGTATAATATTAGACATTACGAATATGAAAGAAGATTTTGACTTATCAAGACCAGCATTTGCCGAAGGAGGCACAATAATGAACAAACAAATGGAAATGGCATTTATGAAGCAGGGTGGCATCAAAGATGATGGCATGACAAAAGATCCAGTATCAGGTAATGAAATACCACCTGGATCTATGGCAACAGAAGTAAGAGATAATATTCCTGCTATGTTATCAGAGGGTGAGTATGTCGTCCCTGCAGATGTTCTTCGTTATTACGGTGTAAACTTTTTTGAAAATCTTCGTGGTCAAGCAAAAAATGGCTTGCAAAGCATGGAACAAAATGGTAGAATAGGTGGAACTCCAATGACTCAGCAGGATGTTGCACGTAATATGCAACAACCTATGGCAGCTGCTCAGGGAGCTATGATGCAATCTCCTATACGTGTTCAACAACAACCTGCTCCACAGGCTATGGGCAATACTATGCAGCCTGTGCAAGGATTTAACTCTGCTAGTGTAGTAACTCCTAATCCAATGCCATCTACTGTAAATCCAGCTAATTTATATGCCAAAGCAAGTTTTCAAAATACTTCTTCTTACCAAAAAAACTTAGCCCAAGCTCAAGAAGAACAAAAGTCTCAAGCAGTTACGACTATGGTAAAACATTATAGTAACAATGGTGACTCTGTAATGATTAGGTACGATCAATTACCAGGTGGAACACCAACCCCTGCTCCAGGACAAGAATCTGAATTAGCTAAATATCCTATGACAGAGTTACAATACACAACCTACAAAAAAACTCAACAACAGTCTCAAGGTAGTGATAAAAAACCTAATCCATTTGATAAACCTAAAGTTGACAGTATTGGACCTCTAGTAAATATTGGTGCAAGTGATGCTGTTGGCGTTGAAGATTGGGCTAAAAAAACTCTAGAAATAACTGGTACTAAAGCAGTCTTTAACAAATTTGGGCCAATTGGTAGACTTCCTGGTATTGGAATGCAAGCAAATAATATTGCTGAAGTACGTGCCATGGCTAAGTATAGAGAAAGTTTAGGTGGTGCTGATAATTTAGCTCTGGCAAAAAAATTAAACGATCAAGCTAAAGCTGCTATCGGTGATAACTTAGGTTTATTAGCTCTGGATCAATTGGGTTTAATGTCTGGAGAAAATATCTATAGAGATATGGTTGGATATACCCCAGGAGATTCAGGTCCATCTTTACCTAATGCAAGCAGTGGACAAACTAGAGAATATATGTTTAATGATGATGATGGTAATCCATTAACTGCTAAAGATTATAGGTTTGCTGCAGCATTACGTGGAGAATATGGATGGCAAGCTAGACACTTCGCTGTACAACAACAAGCTAGTATGAATATTGCTGCAAGAAATGCTGAAGAGGGTATTAATATTCCAGATAATACTTACTACGGTGGTGGAACACAAGGTGATGATAAAGATATAACTGATGACGATAAACCTGATGGTGGTGGCTCTGATACTAGTAGCGAGGATTCAGATCCACCAGTTGTACCTTCAGGTGGTCCAGGAACATTTCAAGTAACGGATAATACACCTTCAGCTAATACTTTTGAAGGTAATGAAGTAGACCCTACTATAGGTGGTCGAAACAAAGGTGGTCTAATGGCTACACCAAAAAAGAAGAAGAAACGTCAACCTAAGAAAGGTGGACTTGCAGGTAAAAAATAATAAGGCTACTCAGCTTCGGCTGACCCCAACAAAAGGAGAAAAATATGCCTGAACTAGCAGAAGTAGAAACACAAAAAACAGCAGGATTTGTTGACAGAGGTTACAATCACGAAAAGAAACGTAGCCGAATGGAAGCTGAAGAAGAGGAGATCCGTAAACTTGAAGCTGAACAACGTGGAGAAGAAGACGAAGAGCAGCAACCAGAAAAAGAAGCTTCCAAAGAAAAAGAGGCCGATACAGAAGTTAAAGAAGAAACGTTATCTGCTGAAGAAAAATCGTTTAAAAAGCGTTACGGTGATCTAAGACGGCATATGCAAGATAAAGAAAAGGAATGGGACGAAAAGTTTCAAGCCTTTGAGAAACGATTAGAAAAAGAATCTATAGTACCACCTAAGTCTGATGAAGATATAGAAAAGTGGGCAAAAGAGTATCCAGACGTAGCAGGTATTGTAGAAACTATTGCTGCTAAAAAAGCTAAAGAGATGTTTAGCAAAGCTGAAGCTCGTATGCAAGAGTTTGATAAGATTCAAACAGAAGCTGAAAGAACTAAAGCTGAGAGTGTTATACGTAAGTCTCATGAAGATTTTGATGAATTACGTGCATCAGAAGAATTTCATGGTTGGGCTAATGAGCAACCTAAGTGGGTACAAGACGCATTGTACGAAAACTCAGATGACCCTGCTTCTGTAGTTCGTGTTATAGACCTCTATAAAGTAGACAAGGGTCTTACTAAAAGTGCAAAGAAAGCAAAAGCTAAAAATGCAGCTTCTACTGTGATTAAACGTACTAAGACACAAGTAGATGTAGAAGATGCAAATGACGCAATTCGTGAGTCAGAAGTTGCAAAAATGTCCGATAGGGAATTTGAAGAACGATCTGACGAAATCAACAAAGCTATCCGTTCGGGTAAATTTGTTTACGATGTATCTGGCAAAGCTAGATAAAACTGTTGACAAATCAATTTTCAGCAGTATAACTATGGGTATATTGACAAAAGCCTCATTTTGACTACCTTTTGTCATACTCAAATTCATAAAAAGTCTAAACTAAGAAGAACTACCTGGACAAGTATAGGCCCAGTAGTATTCGGTAGCGCAACCTAATACTGACTGCACCCTAGAAAACGTACAGCCCCTTTTAGATGTTTAAGCTTAATTCAAGCCAAATATCAGGAGGATTTTATCATGGCTTTTACAACAGCAGGAGGATACGGTAACTTACCTAACGGTAACTTTTCTAGTATCATATACTCCAAAAAAGTACAACTTGCATTCCGCAAGAGTACAGTATGTGGTGACATCACCAATTCAGATTATTTTGGGGAGATAGCTGCCCAAGGTGATACGGTGAAAATCATCAAAGAACCTGAAATCTCTGTGTCGTCTTATGCCAGGGGTACACAGGTTAATGCACAAGATCTTGACGATGAAGACTTTTCTCTAGTCGTTGATAAAGCTAACTACTATGCTTTTAAGATTGACGATATTGAGGAAGCTCATTCACATGTCAACTTTATGGATCTTGCTACCAACCGTGCAGCATATCGTTTAGCTGATCAGCATGACCAAGAAGTTCTTGGCTATCTATCAGGTTACAAACAGTCTGCACTACACACCGATGCTGACACAGTTAATGACCAAGTAAATGGTTCAAAAGCTGTATCAACAGCAGGTTCAGACGAGTTGTTATCTTCAATGAAACTTATCAAGTCTTCATTTGGTAACATCACAACGTCTTCTGCAGGAGATCACTCAATTCCTGTAGCAGCACGTTTACCAGGTGCAACTGCACTACCAACAGCAACTGTTTCTCCTGCGATGATTATATCACGCATGAAACGTTTGTTAGATCAACAACAAGTTGATTCACAAGGTAGGTGGCTCGTAGTTGACCCAGTATTCATGGAAATCTTAGCCGATGAGGACTCAAGGTTCTTAAACGCTGATTACGGTGAATCAGGTGCTCTACGCAATGGTCTAGTACTGAACAACATGCATGGCTTCAGACTCTATACTTCCTCAAACCTTCCTCACGTAGGTACAGGTTCAGGAACTGCAGGTTCTGCAAACCAGAACACTAACTATGGTGTGATCGTTGCAGGTCATGACTCAGCAGTAGCAACTGCCGAGCAGATCAGTAAGACTGAAACATATCGTGACCCTGACAGCTTTGCTGACATCGTTCGTGGTATGCATCTATACGGCAGAAAGATTCTTCGTCCAGAAGCAATCGTAACTGCTAAATATAACGCAGCGTAAGGGGAGATTGAATTATGGCTTTAGGTGATAATACACTTCAGTCTGCTCGGGGAGCCAATGCTAACCCAGGTAGAAAACCCTACATGGTTCAAACTGTTTTGAATCTAGCAACTGCTTTGTCTGACAAAGGTTCTGCTCTTGCAGCATCTGATGTCGTTCCAGTAATTGCTGTCAAAAAAGGAACTATGATTCTTAATGCAGGTATGGAAGTTGATACAGCTTCTGACGGTTCTACATTAACTCTAGATCTAGGAACAGGGGCTGATGCCGATTGTTTTGTAGATGGATTTGATGGAACATCTGCAGCAGGAGTTGTTACTCAAAACCCTGCGGCATTCCAACCATTAATGGCTGTAGCTGATGACAACATCGACATGACAATTGCAACATTGTCTGGTGGTGCTGTTACTACAGGCAAGATCCGAATTTGGGCATGGATGATGGATTGCACAGATATAGGTAATGACGGTACTGCTAATGAAGTAGATCGTGATGCACTTGCATAACTAACTTAGGGGGCAGGGAAACTTGCCCCTTTAAGCTTATCTAAGGGATTTTTTTATGGCAACTTATATAACATTAGTAAATCAGCTTCTTGTTCGTCTAAACGAAGTAACGTTAGACACTGCAGGAGATGGCTTTGCTACAGTACGTAATGTTCAAGCACTTGCTAAGGATGCTATTAATAACTCCATTAGAAATATAGTTCAAACAGGACAAGAGTTTCCATTCTTAAAAACAACAAATACACAGACATTAACAGCAGGTACTAGGCAATATGCTTTTCCTGCTGATTTTGCTTCTGTAGATTGGGATACCTTTTATATAAAGAAACTAGGGTCTGTAGGCAACACACCTAGTTTTCTTCCTACAATATCTTTTGAAGAGTATACTCAAAGGTTTCGTGGATTAGATGATGAAGGTGATTCTGGCTCTGGTATATCAGCACCACAACGTGTATATCAAACATTAGAAGCAAAGTTTGGTGTTACACCTGTACCAGATAATAGCTACGTAGTAGAGTATGTATACTTTTCATTCCCATCAGATCTCACAGCTTTTAATGATACATCTGTCATTCCAGATAGATTTAATCATGTACTAATTGATGGTGCTATGATGTACATGATGCGATTTAGATCTAATGATCAAAGTGCTGCTATACATCAACAAAACTTTCAAGACGGTATAAAATCTATGAGACGAGTACTTATGGATGATCCACTTGATGTTAGATCAACAGTAATACAAAGAAACAAATCATTCAGTAACACTATTAGCAGTATTGTATAATGCCAGATAATTTAGCCTCTTTTAAAGTCTTCTGTCAAGGAGGACTAAATACTAGCAGAGATGTGCTATCTCAGGGTGAGACACAGCCTGGATCTGCTACTGCACTTATTAACTACGAACCTGCTGTTACTGGTGGTTACAGAAAGATAAGCGGTTTTAGTAACGATTTTGGTACAGTTACAGGCACAGGAAATGTACTTGGTGTTTGTGTAGTTAATGGTATAAATGATGGCATATTAGCTTGCCGTACTCCTTCTAGTGATCCTGGAAATTATTTTCACAAATGGAACTCTAGTTCTTCTTCTTGGGATGCTATTACAGTTTCTGGTTCACCTACAATGTCAGGTGTAACCAAGGTTAGATTTACAAAGTATAATTTTAGTAGCCCAAAGGTAATATTAACAGATGGTATAAATCCTGCAGCTACTTATGATGGCACAACGTATACTCAGATTACTCACGCTAGTGCACCTGACGATCCAAAATTTTCTGCGGTATTTCAGAATCATATGTTCTTGGCAGGTGATCCAAACGAAGACACAAACCTATACTTTAGTGCTCCATATGCAGAAACAGACTTTAGCGCAGCAAATGGATCAGGTGTTATAAATGTAGGTTTTCCTGTTGTAGCAATAAAGACATTTAGAGATGCGTTATACATTTTTGGTACTAATAACATCCGCAAACTTGTTGGCAATAATATATCTAACTTTGTTTTAGAAACAGTTACTGATGATTTAGGATGCCTAGCTACAGACAGTGTTATAGAAATAGGTGGTGATTTACTATTCTTATCTCAAGATGGTCTACGTCCAGTGTCAGGTACAGATAAGATTGGTGACGTAAATTTAGAAACAGTATCAAAAGATATTCAATCTATTTTTACAGATATTATTTTTGATATTGACCTTGAGGGTTTAAATGCAGTAGTAATTAGACAGAAAACACAATTTAGATATTTCTTTGCAGGTAGTGATACTCAAGGTATCATTGGTGGCTTTAGACAAACACCTAACGGATTACAGTTTGAATACAGCCAGATGCTAGGTATTACTGCTACTTGTGCAGACAGTGGTTATATAGGTCAGAACGAATTTGTAATACATGGTGACAGTTCAGGTAAAGTACACAGACAAGAACAAGGTAATAGTTTTGCAGGAAATAATATACTAAGTATATTTCAAACACCATTCTTTCATATGCAAGACCCAGAACAACGTAAGGTATTTTACACTGTAGCAACTTATCTAAGATCAGAAGGTGATAACTCAATTGTTATGTCGGCTGTGTATGACTATGAAGATGTAGATACTCTTAACCCAACAAACTTTAATTTATCTACAGCAGGAGCAGCAGCGTACTATAACGAAGCTACATACAATAGCACTGCAATATTTGATGGTAATCCATCACCAGTACAAAGAACTAGTATATCAGGATCAGGTAAATCAGCATCTTTCAGGTATGTAACTAATGACTCAGATGCGTCACACAGTATACAAGGTTTAGTGATTACATTTGGAGTAGGAGACAGGTTGTAACATGGCAGGTTATTCAAGACAATCAGCAGCAGATATTATCGCTAATGCGGTTATTAAAGCTGCACCAGTAAACGCAGAGTATAATGCTCTACGAGATACTTTTGCTTTAGCTACTGGACATAAGCACGATGGTAGTTCCACTGAAGGTGGTTACGTACCTCTGATAGCTGACAGTGATGCACTAAACAAAGTTGTAATAGATACGTCTAACAACCGTATAGGTTTCTTCAGTGAAGTTTCTTCTGCTGCTGTAGAACAAATACGTATTCAGGATGGTGCTATTGTTCCTGTAACTGATAATGACATTGACCTTGGTGCTTCAAGTACAAAGTTTAAAAACCTTTACGTAAATGGTATTGCAAGTATAGGATCTATATCCCTGTCAGGTGGAACCATAGACGGTACAGTAATAGGTGGTACAACTGCTGCTGCTGCAGATTTCACTACTATGGATGCTTCAGGTAATGCTACTGTAGGCGGTACTCTTGGTGTTACAGGTAATGTTACAATGGGTGGTACATTAGCAGTAACTGGTACAACTGCTCTTACAGGTACAGCAACTATTACATCTGCTGATATAAACTCTGGTGCTATGGATAATACTACCATTGGTAATACAACGGCTGCTGCAGGTACATTTACTAATCTTACTTCTACAGGTACATCTACTCACGCTACTGTTGATATTAACGGTGGTGCAATTGATGGTGTCACTATAGGTGCAGCATCTGCAGGTGCAGGTACATTTACTAATTTAACAGCCTCTGGCACAACAACTGTAACTACTGCAGATATAAATGGTGGTAACATTGATGGTACAATTATTGGTGCTTCTAGTGCTGCAGCAGGTAGTTTTACAACTGTATCAACAACTGGACAAGCTACATTAGCAACTGTTGATATTAATGGTGGCGCTATTGATGGCGCTATTATCGGGGCTAATAGTGCTGCAGCCATAACAGGTACAACTATTACAGGAACAAGTCTTGTAGGTGCAGTTACAGGTAACGTCACAGGAGATCTAACAGGTGATGTCACTGGTGATGTAACAGGTGATCTTACAGGAAACGTAACTGCAGGTTCTGGTTCGTCTACGTTTAACAACGTAACTGTCAACGGAACACTGGACGTAACAGGTACAACAATTGCTAACGTTACTGATCCTAGTTCTGCACAAGATGCTGCCACAAAAAATTATGTTGATTCTGAAATATCCAGTCTCGTAGACTCAGCACCTGGAACACTAAACACACTTAACGAACTAGCTGCAGCATTAGGTGATGATGCAAGTTTTAGTACAACTATTACAAATAGTATAGCTACTAAGTTACCACTAGCAGGTGGTACAATGAGTGGTGCTATAGCTATGGGTACATCTAAGATTACAGGTTTGGGTGATCCAACAGCAGATCAAGATGCAGCAACTAAAAAGTATACAACAGATACATTCTTACCGTTAGCAGGTGGCACTCTAACAGGTGCAGTAGCAGCAGGTAGTAACAAAATTACCGCTACATACACACCGAGTGCAAATTCGGACTTGACAACTAAGACATATGTTGATAGTATTTTAGGATCAGGAACATCAGCAGCAAGTTCAGCAACTGCAGCCGCCTCAAGTGCTACAGCCGCTGCTTCAAGTGCCACTGCAGCCGCATCTAGTGCTACTGGAGCAGCTTCTAGTGCAACCTCTGCAGCCGCAAGTTATGATTCCTTTGATGACAGATACCTTGGTGCTAAGTCATCTGCTCCCACTGTAGACAATGATGGTGATGCTTTAGTCACTGGTGCACTCTACTTTAACAGCACTACAAACATTATGAATGTTAGAACTAGTGGTGGTGCTTGGACTGCAGCAGGTTCATCCGTAAACGGTACATCTTCTCGTAACACTTACACAGCTACAGCAGGTCAAACTACCTTTGCATCTACATATGATTCTGGTTATGTAGATGTGTATCTTAACGGTGTTAAACTGCTAGTAGGTACAGACTTTACAGCTACAAGTGGTACATCAATTGTGTTAGCGTCTGGTGCTGCAGCAGATGACATTGTTGATATTGTAGCCTACGGTACGTTTACTCTAGCTGATCACTACACCGAAGCAGAGTCTGATGCGAGATACTTACAGCTATCAGGTGGTACACTTACTGGTGGACTAACAGGTACAACTGCTACGTTTACTGTTGCTGATAACTCAACAAATCTTTCGCTTGTGTCTACTGATGCAGATGCAAACCGTGGTCCTGTTTTAGATTTATACAGAAATAGCGCAAGTCCTGCTGATGATGATGTTTTAGGTGAAATAAAATTTCATGGAGAAAACGATGCAGATGAAAAAATACAATATGGACTTATTGCTGCCAAACTCCAAGATGCTTCAGATGGAACTGAAGATGTTAGATTAAGTTTTAAAACAATAACAGCAGGTACTGAAAGAGAAAGAGTTACAATTCAGCCAACTGAAGTGGTATTCAATGAAGACTCTCAAGATATAGACTTCCGTGTTGAAAGCAATGGCAATGCTAACATGCTATTTGTTGATGGTGGAAATGATGCGGTTGGGATTGGAACGAGTTCAAATAGAAACTCTACAAAATTAGACGTTTTGGGCGATATTACTTTTGGCGAAAATGCAAATTACTACGGCACCTTAGCTTATAATGCAGGAGCAGGTTTTCTCGATATTACATCTGGCGATGGTGGATTCAGATTGTTTAAACGCTCTGGGCCAACAGAACTTATGCGCATCGACAGCAGCGGTAATACAACATTTAAAACAAGTGCTGGACATTTATCAGTAGAAGCACTTGGAGGTGGCTCAGTAAAACTTAACAGCAACGGCTCATTGGGTATGAATGTTGCCTCTGGGTTTTCCTATGAAATAGATGTTGGCGGCAGTGAGGTCATGCGAATAGACAGCAGCGGAAATGTTGGGATTGGGACGAGTTCGCCTAGTGCTCCGTTAGATGTAAGAACCGCTCACACATCTACGACTGTAGCTGATGCAAATAGTAATACTACCATGACTGTTGGAAATACTGGCTCTGGTAATGGTATTTACAACGCTATTAAGTTTGCAGGTAATCAACAAGATATGTACATCATGTCGTTTAATCATGCTACTCAAGCTAGTAGACGGCTTGGGTTTTTTGTTGGTTCCGTTGCTGGTGATGCTACAACGGATGAGAGATTATCTATAACAGGAGATGGTGATGTAATTATTAACCACAACGCTAATAATGCAAAACTTATGTTTAACGATCAAAGCAACTCTACAGGAATATATCTTCAGCAAATTGGTAGCAGTGGCTCACCACAGCTTCGGTTCTTTGACTCTGCTGCTGGCTCAGAAACCATGCGTCTTAGCAGCGGTAACTTGCTTGTGGGTAAAACTGCTACGACAGATTTTAGCTCAAGCACAGCACAAGGAACTGAGATTAAAGACTTTATGATCCATGCTTCTAGAAATGGTGACGCTGCTCTTAAATTACAACGAAGTGGAACAAATGGAGGAATTGTCTCCTTTCATAGAGACACTAGCCTTGTCGGTACTATATCTGTCACTGCATCAGCAACAGCTTACAACACATCCTCAGACTACCGCTTAAAAGAAAACGTAGCTGATCTTACAGGCGCAACAGATCGTCTCAAGCAGCTAGAGCCTAAACGCTTCAACTTCATTGCAGACGCAGACACAACTGTTGATGGTTTCTTAGCACACGAAGTTCAGTCAGTTGTACCAGAAGCAATCACTGGCACACACAACGAGGTCGATGATGATGGCAACCCTGTTTACCAAGGTATTGACCAAAGCAAATTAGTGCCATTGCTGACGGCTGCACTGCAAGAAGCGATTGCTAAGATTGAAACACTAGAAACAGAAATGACATCTGTTAAAGGACGACTAGACGCATTGGAGGCGAATTAATGACTAGAGCAAGAGACTTAGCAGATAGTGCTGACAAGGATATTGCAGGGACACTGACGCTTGATGGTTTGACTGTCGCAGGTAATGTGTCAGTCGATAGCGGCACAATTAAACTAGACGGTAATTACCCTACTGGTACAGGCAACGTGGCGTTGGGTGATACTGCGTTGGACAGTGTGCAGTCTGGTGGTAATTATAACATAGCTATAGGCCATAATGCAGGAACTGCAATTACGACAGGAACTGTAAATACTTTTGTAGGTACGTCATCAGGCGATGCCTTAACAGTAGGTCATCATAATACAGCTTTGGGATACCAAGCCTTAACGAGTGATACCAAAGGTTCAAATAGTATTGCTGTAGGTAGTTTTGCATTAAACAATCAAAACTTTACATCTGCTACAGATGCTCACAATACAGCAGTAGGTTATAGTGCAGGGTCAGCAGTCACAACAGGCATAGAGAACACCCTTATCGGTGGATTAGCAGGTGACGCTTTAACCGATGCTGATTACAATGTGGCATTAGGAGCTAGGGCATTAAGCAGTGACACATTAGGAAGTAGGTCAGTTGCTATTGGTAGATCAGCATTAGAAAGCCAAAATTTTACAACGGCTACAGATGCATACAATGTAGCTGTTGGTATGGCAGCAGGAGTATCAGTCACAACAGGTGTAAGAAATACCTTAATAGGAGGACTTGCAGGTGATGCGATTACTTCTGGTGATAATAATGTGGCATTAGGATTTAATGCATTATCTGCTGATACTCAAGGTGATAGAAACATTGCCATCGGTGTTGATGCATTAGCTGCACAAAACTTTACTACTAGCACTGATGTTTATAACATAGCTATTGGTTTTCAAGCAGGGGCAGCAGTCACAACAGGTGAGTCAAACAACCTTATTGGTGGACTTGCAGGTGATGCACTTACTACTGGATCGTTTAATCAAGTTTTAGGGGTTGCTGCATTAAGCTCTGACACGCAAGGAGGCAGAGCAGTTGCTATTGGGCATGGTGCTTTACTTAATCAAAACTTTACCACTGCTACAAATAGTTACAACATAGCCATAGGTCATAATGTAGGACTATCAGTCACAACAGGCATACACAATACCCTTGTTGGTTCTTTATCTGGTGATGCAATAACAATTGGTACTAATAATACAGCAGTAGGTATTGATACTTTAGGATCAGAAGTTGCAGGACAGTTTTCAGTTGCTATTGGTGCTAACGCTTTAGCAAATCAAAGTTTTAGTACATCCACAGATGTTTATAACACAGCAGTAGGGCTTAATGCAGGACAAGCAATCACAACAGGCATATCTAACACCATTGTCGGGGGACGTGCAGGAGATGCTCTTACTGATGCTGACTTTAACGTAGCTATAGGTATGGATGCTTTAACTTCTGATACATTAGGAACTGGAAGCACTGCTATTGGTTTAGGGACTTTGGCTGCACAAAACTTTACTACAGCTACAAACACTTTTAACACAGCAGTTGGTTTTCAAGCAGGTAATTCAGTAACAACAGGTACGTATAACACGCTTATCGGGGCACAGTCAGGTGATGCACTTACTACTGGTCAAGAAAACGTAGCAGTAGGTACTGCAACACTAGGTGTTGATACTCAAGGTAGAAACTCAGTTGCTATCGGTCACTCAGCCCTTGAAGCTCAAAATTTCACGACAGCTACAGAAAGTCATAATATTGCTATTGGTCATAACAGTGGTAAAGCAATTACGACAGGCATAGAAAATACAATCATTGGTAGTCAAGCAGGTGATGCCATCACTGATGCAGACCGTAATGTTGTTATTGGTAAAAACGCTTTAGCTCGAGACACTTTAGGATCACAAACAGTGGCAATTGGTTTTGGATCTTTAGAGAATCAAAACTTCACTACCGCTACTAATAGCCTCAATACAGCGGTTGGTTATAATACAGGATCAGCAGTCACCACAGGAAGAAAAAACACCATAGTCGGAGCTGATGCAGGTAATAACATAACTACTGGTGGCGAAAATGTAGTCGTGGGTTATGGCTCTATGAATAACCAAACTGGTGATGAAAACATTATTATTGGTTCAAACTCAAGCAACTCTTCTACAAGTGTTAGTCAAGAATATGTATTTGGAAGAGCGGCATCAGGAAGCGGCACTGCTACTTTTACAATTGGTCGTGGTGATACTGATGTTCAAATAAATATTGATGGTTCGGATACTAGTTGGAGTGCTACATCAGATGAAAGATTAAAGCACAATATTAATACACTATCTGTAGGATTAGATTTCATAGATGAACTAAGACCAGTTACTTATGAGTGGAAAGAAAAGAAAGATATAGACCCAAGTTTGGGCAGATATTATGAAGAAAACTCTACTGATCCTTGCAGAGGCGATGGCGGTATTCATTATGGTCTTATTGCTCAAGAAGTGAAAACAGTAGTAGATAAATATTCTTTAACTGGAAGGCATAATATCTGGAAAGAAGGTGTGGATGGCTTCCAAGTTGTTGGTTTAGGTAATGTTATGCCTATGCTTATTAAAGCCGTACAGGAACTGTCTGCAAAGAACGATGCACTTGAAGCTCGTATCGCAATCCTAGAAGGTTAAGCATGGACCTAATACAAAGAAATTTTCCAAACGTAGGTGTGGTTGAAGCTCAACTACCAGAAGACGTTGTGAACAACATATGGAAAGTTGTAAACGAAGCAAGAGAACAGCCAGAAGATATGAAGCCTGAACTCGCAGGTAACATCAGTAAGTCTATCAGGTTAGACGGTGACTCACCTTTACTCAAAGAGTTTGTTGGTGAGCTACTACCCTCGTTTATACAAAGCCACATTGAAGCTTATGGCGCACCTTGGCGTGAAACGATGCGTGAGGGTGACGGTTGGAACTTAGAAAGCCTCTGGGTCAACTTCCAGAAGCAACATGAGTTTAACCCACCGCATGACCACAGTGGCGTATACAGCTTTGTAATATGGATGCAGATACCTACGTCTTATGCAGAGCAAAAGAAACTTCCTATTTGTGCCAACTCAAATGCAGATAATCACATATCTAACTTTGCATTTAGTTACACAAATACGTTGGGCAGGGTATCAACCTTTGCTTACAACATGGAAAAAGAAGCAGAAGGTTACATGGTTATGTTTCCATCAACCATGCTTCATCAGGTGTTTCCCTTTTACGATAATGATGGGGAACGTATTTCAATCTCAGGCAATATCAATATTGCAAACCTAGAAGGATAAATAACAATGGCAAGAGAAGCTGATCAAATAGCAAAAGACCACGCAGCAATGCTTGGTAGTGTGTCAGTAATTACTAGTGTTATTGCTACACATAACAAAGGCAGTGATGCAACTAGTGAAGATTTCGGACATGACATGACGCATGACGAAAAGAAAGAGCGTGTAGCTCGAAGCAACGGTTATCTAGTTCACATGAAAGCACTTGATGATTGGGGCGATGAAAGTTTCACAGAGATAGATGCAGCTATTTCTGCGGCTAATTCATTTACTGCATAATTTTAACCAAGGAAGGAAATGGTACAATGGGAAAAGATAAAAAGACCCCAGTAACTATTAATGATGTAGAATACTTTGTAGAAGACTTAACAGATCAACAACGCACTATACTAAATCACATTCAAGATTTAGAACGTAAACTAGCAAGTACTCGTTTTAATGTTGATCAACTTACTGTAGGACGTGACGCATTTATTAATATGCTGACACGATCATTAGAGACTACAGAAGAAGAAGTTTCACCTGAAGCAGCTTAATATGTTTTAACCATAGATAGGGCTGCAGCAATGTAGCTCTATCATAGTATAAAAAGAAAAGTTAATGAGTGACATCAAACTAACCCCAGAAGAAGTAGAGACAATGCTAGACAACGCAGCTAGGCGTGGTGCTAAAGAGGCACTCCGTTCTATTGGGTTACTTGACGATGACGCAGCCAGAGATATTATAGAAATGAGAAGTTTACTAGAGGCTTGGAGAGACACACGTAAATCTGTCTGGTCAACTGTAGTTAAATTAACCACTGTCGCACTGCTGACATTTATTGCAGGTGCAGTGTGGATGACAATGGGTAAATAAGGAATAAGATATGGCAGGAACAAAGTATTTAAAAACAGAAGGAGCTTTAACTTATACTGCTCAAAACATAAATAGTCTTAGTGCAGAAAATCAACAGGCAATCAGAGAAAGTGATAGGCACACTATTAATCCTGATGGCACAATATCTTTTACAGATTCTGATGGCTCAGAACAACTTGTACCAGTAGGCATTAGTGGCGCAACTGTAGACCTATCTAATATTTCTACTGATGCATTACAAAAAGCTGCTGATTTAACTTTTCTTTCGCAAAATACTGGTGTTTTAATATCAGACTTAAATCCTGTTTTTGCTAGCCTTGGAATTGATCCAAACGATCCTCAAGCCCATGTTAAAAGGGATGCTATACTTAAAGAGGCAGGTTATAATCCAGGGGAACAAGCAGCATTTTATGGTAATAATTCTGCTGCAGACATAGGTGCCCAAATTCTTTCAGAACAGTGGCAAAATGCCCCAACTGATGAAGAAATAGAAGCAGCAGGGCTTGATCCAAATGAAGTTTCTGTAGTTAATAGTAACGCAGCAAATGCTTTCTATCTTGAACAAGAGCTAGCTAATAGAGGTATTGATCCAAGTCAAACAGCAGGTAGAATAGGTTCTGGTGCAGGTTTTGGTGGTGGTAATTTAAGCCCGTTAGGTATGACAGGTGCTACAAGTGTTGAAGATGTTAGAACTCTAAATGATGCAAATAAAGTACAATATGGTGCAGATAATCCTAACTTTTTAACTTCTGACCAACAATTAGATATATTTGAATGGGACTTACTTAAAAAGGAGAAAGAAGAGGAGTCTACTGGAACTGGCACTACCCCTGCAGCTACAGGTCTTACACCAAGTGGTTCTGTTAGTACAGGAGGAGCTGGAGGAGTATCTGGAGGTTTTACTTCAAGTTCAGGTGGATACAATATTCCAGCTTCAGGAATTACTCCTGGTCTAACACCGTCTCTAGTTTCATCAGGTGCTTCTGAGACATATCAAGTACCTGCACAAACATTCAGTCAAAATATTACTGATCAAGTTACAGATTTTCAAGGTAGAGATCAGTCACAGTATTTTCAACCACAAACAATGGCTGAAAAACAAGCTGCAGGTCAAGATACAGCTGCGTATACAATCAGTCAAAAACTATATCGTAATCCAAACACTGGTCATCAGTTGTTTATAGCTTTTCAAGGTGAACAACCTTTAGCACCAATCCCTGCAGGTTACTACGAAGTAAATCAATCTACAGGAACTTTTGGACAATCTTCTAATGTGTTTAATCCTGTTACTGCAGGTGGTAATACTTTTACTGCTGCAGGAGCTTCTCAAGGTATGTATATACAAGGGTTTGATGGCGCAGGTTATGTTGAAGGTCACACCAGTCATCCAGACGGAACTCCTCACACACCTGAAGAAGAAGGTTCAGGTGTAGTAAATCCTTTTGATCCATCTAATATCTACGGTAATACTAGTTTTATGGACCCTGTTACTGGTCAAGTAGTGACACAAGATCCTTATGAGTATCAACAAACAAAATTAAATAAAGTTGCACAAGCTACTATAAATCCTGCCACTGCTGTTACAATGCCTGGTGTTTCTACTATGGCAGAGCTTGGGTATGTTTATAATACAGATGGCAGTATAAAAACAGATCCTGCTACTGGTCAACCTATGACTCAAGAACGTATGCCAGGAACTGTTCTTGAATCTACTGCAGGTCAAGCTTCTGGTCTTGCTCCTGTTATTGGTAAAAGACAAGCTACAGATGCAGAAGGCAAGCTTCTGTTTGGTGCTGATGGTAAGCCTGTTATGGTTGGTGCAGATATTGCACAAGTTACTGGTGTTACACAAGCTAAAGGTCCAGGTCAATCTGCTGTTTATGATGCTGAAGGTAATCTTGTTTCAGCTGCAGTTGCTGTTCCAGGTACATCTACAGCTGGATTAACTACAGCTACTGGAGATATTTCTAGAACACTTGAAGGTGGTACAACTACTGATTATGCAGGAATGGCAGCATCTGTTGAGGGAGCTACTTGGGATGCAGCTACAGGAACATTTAAAGTAGGGGATCAAAATCTTACTCCAGATCAGTTTATTGCAGCTAATAATATTAATGTAGGTGATTATATGACCACTACAGGTGGTCTGCAAGCTGTTACATCTACAGGTCCAACAAAGACAATAGATGCTGCAAAGATGCAGAAACAAAAGGTAGACCCTGTTACTGGTCAACCTATGTTTACTGTTGATGCAGAAGGCAATCAAGTTCCTGTAATGGAATCTGCTACATCTGTATCTGGTATTGATGCTGCTACAGGTACTGCAACTGAAGTTGGTGTTAGGCAAAAAGCTGATCCTGAAACAGGTGAGCTTATGTTTGATGCTCAAGGTAATCCTATTATGGAAAGGGTTTTACCAAAAAGAACTTTACAAGAACAAGTAGTAGATCCTGTTACTGGTGAGGTTATACAGCAGGGTGAACTTATTAGTGGCACTGGTGTAGATCAGACTAAAGTAGATGCAGCTTTTGGTACTGGTGAGGTAGCTGCTGCTTCCGTACAAGATGAATTATCAGGTCTTATGGCACAGTTTGAAGGTGGTGATACACCTGCTTGGGCTGCAGGGTCTATGAGAAAAGCTACACAAATGCTTGCAGCTAGAGGTCTTGGTGCTTCGTCTCTTGCAGGTCAAGCTGTCATACAAGCAGCAATGGAAGCTGCACTACCTATAGCTCAAATAGATGCAGGTAATAAGCAGCAGATGGCTCTATTTAAAGCAGAACAAAGATCTAAATTTTTAGGTATAGAATTTGATCAATCATTTCAAACTAAGGTTATGAATGCTTCTAGAGTATCTGAAATAGCTAATATGAATTTTAGTGCAGAGCAACAGATAGCACTAGAAAACTCTAGAGCAGCAAACACTATGAATTTAGCTAACTTAAGTAATAAACAAGCTAAAGTAATGGCAGAAGCTGCTGCTCTGTCGCAGATGGATATGGCTAATCTATCAAATGAACAACAATCAAGAATACAAAATGCTCAAAACTTTTTGCAAATTGACATGGCTAACTTATCTAATGAGCAATCTACAGCATTGTTTAAAGCTCAGTCAGTTACAAACTCTATGCTTAGTGATGTTGCTCAAGCCAATGCTACTGCTCAGTTTAATGCTACGAGTGAAAATCAGGCTACTCAATTCTTTTCAAACTTATCAGCTCAAGTTTCACAGTTCAATGCAGCACAACAAAATGCTATAAATCAATTTAATGCTGAAGAAGCAAACTCAGTGTTAGAGTTTAATGCGGCATTACAAAATCAAAGAGAAATGTTTAATGCACAAAACTATCTAGTCATAGCTCAAGCTAATGCTAAATGGCGCCAAGATATAAACACTTCAAATACTGCAGCACAAAACGTAGCTAATTTAACTTATGCAAAAGAAGTAAATAATTTAACTAACAAAGCTCTTGACGATTTTTGGCAAAAAGAAAGAGATGTTATGTCTTATATATTTGCACAATCTGAAAGTGCTATGGATAGATCTTTAAAAGTATTACTTGGAGATCAAAGTATGGAGCAATTAAGGGAGCAATTAGGCTTCTTAAATGATAGAGCTAAATCTTCATTTTTTAGTAGGCTTATACTAGGAGATGCATCTGTAACAGATATATTTAAGTTGACTCAAACAACAACAGATGAGGATGAAAATGACTAACACACCGAACAAAACAAAACAAGATTTATATATACAAAATTTAAGGAGAAATCCAGCTACAGCTAGAAGTCCTTCAGATGGTCTTATGGGAGAACTTCCAACTTCTGTACCAAAAAGTGGACTCAGTGTCTACCAGAGTAATAGAGATGTTATAGAAGCTGCTTTAGGTGATTTAATTAATTATATGCCGAATAACTCTGCAGGTGATACAGCACAAAGAATTTATGATGAAAAACTTATGAGCAGGGAAAACTCTTCTAGAGCTTTAACTGATATAGATGACAGCCCTATAAGATTAGATGATGCTAATCTTAAGCAAGCTGTAGAGGATGCTTTAGACGAGGTTAGAGAAAGTGAAAGTCTCGTAACTAGACCTGTAATAAGTCCTATATCACCACTAACTTTTGATCCTGAAACTGATATAGATAGGGCAGTAAACTCATTAAAATTTTTAGAAAGCGGTGGTAAGAAAAATCCCTATAAAACAAAGGGTAAAAAGGTTACCAAAGGGCAGTATAAAGGAGAACAAGCAGTAGGTGCTTATGGAGTAATGGAAAGTAATGTACCTATATTTACCAAAGAATATTACGGTAAGGAGTTAACTGTAGAACAATTTATTAACAGCCCTAAAGCTCAAGATGAAGTAGCTAAAGAATTTATCTTGCAAAACTATGAGAAGTATGGTAATCTTGAAGATGCAATATCTACATGGTTTACTGGAGATCCTTTAGACCAAGCTATAGCTCGTAAAGCAGATGATGGCAGTATAGATGTAAATGAGTATATGATTAGGTTTAATCGTAAATTTAATCCAGAGTAGGAAATAATAAAATGATTTTTGATAGAACACCCCCAGGATATTCTTTAACACAAGAACCAAAAGGTGCTCCTTTTGAACATCCACCTGAGATTAGTGACCCTGTAGAGGCCGCTAGGTATCATTTAGGTAGATTAAGTGAGCCAGATTTAGTTGAAGATGCCTTGTTTTTTCTTGAAGAAGGTGTACCAATAGCTGTACTTGTCCAAGGTATACTTCGTGGAGCTGTAATGCAGGGTATGCATAGTGTAGATG